AATACCCAAACCTTTTTAATTTTAAAATTATTTGCAATGATCTCATCAAACTTTTTCATTTTTTTATCTTAGTTATTTTTTGAATATGTCGTATTAATGATTCAGAATCTTTCCATACCATAATTGGAAATCCTTCAATTTCAGTATCATCTTTGAAATCAACATAAAACATTGGGCCAACGTGTATCTTATTGATTGTAAAATTATTAACCACTAATTCATCCCAAGGTGTTTGTCCTATACCTTTTTCGTATCTAAATGTCTTATTTTTAGCATAATCATAAAATAAAGAACCTAGTTGTCTGGAATTTTTCTTCATAATTTTTTCCATTCTATCCAAATAATCTTTAATGGCCATAGAAAAAACGAAACCAGGGCGTGATATTTTTCTTATACTATTACCTATCACTCTCCATGCAAGAAATGGATTTTTTTTAAAATCTTTCATTGCCTTGTCAAAACCATTGACTTCTATCTTTATACCTAATGCAGCTTCAATATCTTCTGGTTCTATAAATTCGTCATATTGATTAACAAGATTCTTAAACATATTGGTTATATCTCTTCTCATTCCTGCCAATTTTGTGCCACCTCCCAATCCTCCACCTTCATAACCTTGTCTAAGCCTTTGAAAGATAATATATCTTCTACCCGATTTGTCTACCATAGTGGCAAGGTCATCTGGTGAAGAAACAAGAATATCGGCAGATAACTCTACAACATAACCACCTTCAGTCCGAATACCATCGTCTATAAGAAAACTGTCCATATTAAAAAATGCAGATATTGATTTTTTTGATTTCTGCATCTTTTTCAATCCTTCTATCCCTTCATAATCAGTAAGATGAAATACAGTAGACCTTATTTTATCAGGCCACAATCTTTCAATTATTGAAGAACCTAATGGTATCACCACATCATCTATAGATTGTCTTGGTAATTCAAATAACATAGTAGACAAACTTTCTTGCCACGCTGGAGCTCGTTCTTTTAAATATTGTTTAAATGTTTGCAACTGAATCTCCTATTTTTCCTGTCTTATTTGCAATCGACACATGAAACAATCTTTTCGGGTCTGGATCTGATTGAAGTAAATCTGTGACATAATCCTTGAGTTGTCTTTGTTGTTTAACTTTCATATACCACGAAACTCTACCAGATGATTCAACTTTCTTTGGATCTTCAAACTCTAACTGAAAATCTGGATTATTTAATTTCACATCTCCAAAGTCCGACTTTATCTTTTTCCACCCAGGCCCAGATGCAAGCGTAACGTGTAACTTGTCATCTCCAATCGGTTTCATATCTGGATTCTTCTTAATCAACTTATGTCTAACCGATCTGATATACTTGACTTCTCTAGGACTTGGATAATACTTCAAAATATCTTCTATTTCTACTTGTTCTGTCATTCCATATTTGTTTTTAATAACATCTAACAATTCTGACTTATTGTTTCTCCCATTTCTAACTGCAAATTCAAATGCAAACTCAAGTGCATCACCGACCTGTTTTCCTTTCATTCCTAATTTCAACAAATCTCTACCACCAATTGATAATTCTTTGACAGAAATGACTTCCATCCTCTTGAGTTTGCTTGACAAAGTTGGTCTTCTCTTGGCAGACAAATATGCATCTATATTTTGAATTCCTTTTTCATTTACATTCTTTAAAAACCTGACTAATTTAAAATCATCTCTATCTAAAAATGATGCTTTAGATGCATATGAAACTACTGCCTGAACTGCATCTGAATCTGCATTTGATAATCTCATCACACTTGCAATTTCTTTTCCTGCATTTGAACCATACCCATTTAAAATTATTCCCATAAATGCAGGGAACGCTTTCTTGTCAAGTTTATCTATAGTAGTCAAATCTATATTTCTCAAATTTGACTGTGGTAGAATAAAATCCATCAGGCCTGTTGCAAATAACAATTTGATTCCGATACTAGGTTTCTTTGCTTTAGTAAACATTTTACGAAACTCTTCTTGAAATCTCTCAGCAGAAATGGTAGAAATTGTTCTTGCGTTTTTCTGTATCTCCTTAAATGTTTCTTTCTCTATTTTGAAACCAAATCGGGCTGCAAACTGAACCGCACGTAACATCCTCAATGGATCTTCTTCAAATGCAACTGGACTTATCATACGGATTTCTTTATTTTTGATATCCGTCATTCCCTTACGTTCTACATCTATTACTTCCCCTGTATCAATATCTTTTGCAAGTGCATTAATCCAAAAATCTCTTCGTAATTGATCTTGTTGTAAAGAAATACCTTTACCTAACTTAACTTCAAAATCTTTATGTCCTTTTCCTGTGCTTTTGGAATCCACTCTTGGGACAGAAATATCAATCTCTTCGGAACTACCCTTCGGTGTAAATTTGAGTATACCAAAAGATTTTCCGACAAGATTGATCTTGCCGAATGGCTTCAGAATTCTTCCCAACTCATTTAATTCTAATCCAACAATCAGAAGGTCTAAATCCTTTGATACTTTCCCAAGAATCTCATCTCTAACGGCACCACCAATCTGATAAATTTTTCCACCCTTGTTTTTGATTGCATCCCTAACATCTACTGACAATGCAGTTGCGAGTTGACTTTCATATAAGAATTTTTTAAATGGTTTCATTTATAAATTCCTCAAACCTCTTTATTTTTACATCTTCCCATTGTGAAACATGACATTCAACAAGTTCGTGTTGATTCGATTCCATAACCGAAATATCTTTTTGAATATCCCCCAAAGTTGTTGGTGAATAACTTTTGTCTGCAGCATCAAAATAAACAGGTGTAGTAGTATAATCTTTTTCACCCTCTATACCAGTTCCTAAAAGTTTCTCTACCCAATCATACACATATTTTTTCGTCTTTCCGGCCAATTTCTTGACATTAACCGTATATCCTAAATTCTTGTATTTTCGGATACGTATATAATTTTTTTTGAAAAGATTCAATAAAATTTCTTCTCTTGCTTTCCCTTCAAGTCCTAATGGTTCATTATGTTTATCAAAAACTTTTTGAATGTCTTGTAACGTCAAACCAAATTTTTTAGGATATTTAATAACATCAGAAATATGATTTTTTCCAACTCTATAAATTTTTCCTGTTGGATTGATCCAAAACGCAGCATTCATGCTGGCCATTATTCTATTTCCTTCCAAGGTTTTTCAGAAACCAAATTCAATGTCCACTGCCTTGCGAAAAGCAGTCATTACACCACAATCATGTTCTTCATTATATTTCTATATTCTAAAAAGACTTGATTCTGAAATATGTGTTTTAAATGTTTTCATTGTCCGTCTTTAACTTCGGACATATACTTGTGATCTATATCACCTATAAAATTTTTGATGTAGCCTTGTAATTCTGCAGCTTCTTCATCATTTTCTATTTGATTGATTTTACCTTTAATCAAAACTAAACTATCTTCTATTCTTTTACATTCTTCGTATGTAATCATTATTTGTGCCTCTAAATCCACATGACAAGCAAATAATTCATCCTCTTTTCTTTCTGCCTTACTTGAACACCAATAAGTATAAAAAGAAGAATGGGACCATCGTGAATAACTCATATTACATTCCTCAATTTGAAATTTGATTTTAGTTAATAGTTCTTCTACCATCTCCATCTGCTCAAGTTTCTTTGCAAACTTAGCAGTCACAATTTTATTTCGTAATTGTAAGCAACCACTCCTTTCGTAGATCCTGGCATCTTTCTCAAATATACATGAATAGTTGAACTTCCAGTATGATGATCCATAGTAAAGTCAGCCTTACCTTTTATCATCTTTCTATCATCAGTTGCGTTGACAGTAATTCTTGCAAGTTTCCTTCGTTTAATCTCATCGGCTACATACCGATCAGTCCTGTCATCATATTCTTTGATAAGTTCCTTGAAAGTTTTCATTTCTTGACTCTCCAAACCTCATTGATACATTCTACCTTATCATAAACTTGGAGATGTTGTAACATAGAATTAACAGGAGTTACATCCTCCCTGAGTTTATGAGAAAGTGAAAGTAAATTGCTTGGTTTCCTTTTTAGGGTTGATAATATCTTTTGTTCAAAAGAGGAATATTCGTTAAATTTTTTCATCTGTATCTTTCGTTTTTCTAATCGGCCAATTGGTGCAGTATGGGTGTTTTGGATCGTGTTGTTTTATCATAGTAACTCCAATATACTCTTCTCTCCCAACTGGTTCATCCCACTCATCACCACAAACATCAACTCCATGATCTACTTGAGGGAGCGGACTTTTATGAGCCAACCTTTTTCTCCTTTAGAAGTGTTGTAAGTTAAAACTGTTTCTAATTTAAAATCCCTGTTTTTCTTTGTAGTCATTTATCGCTGCCTTGATTGCATCTTCTGCAAGAACCGAACAATGGATCTTAACAGGTGGAAGTGAAAGTTCCTCTACGATTTCCGTATTTGATAACTCCATAGCGTCATCAACTGTTCTGCCCCTAACCCATTCAGTAGCGAGGGAACTGGCAGCTATGGCTGAACCGCAACCAAAAGTTTTGAATTTGGCATCTTCAATAATTCCTGTTTCATCATCAACCTTGATTTGGAGTTTCATTACATCACCACAGGCTGGCGCTCCAACAAGACCAGTACCAACGCTATTATCAGTGGGATTAAGAGAACCCATATTTCGGGGTTTTTCATAGTGTTCTATTACCTTTTCTGAATAAGCCACTAATCTTCATCCCATTGTAACAATTCCTGTTTACCATGTTCTGCAAGATATTCTCTATTCTTCCAATGCTCGTCTTTAACATCATCTTTGTTCTGGCCCCAGTACCCCACAGCATAACCATTTTCACACATCCACTTATTTACATTTGTCCAACCACCAAATTCATGACCATCTTCGTTACAGTTGACCCAGATTTCTCCCAGAATTCTTCCAAACTTTCCTCTTGAATCGGCTTCTGGGCATCTAACCTGAATTTCTATATCATCTCTATCATCCATGACTGCCCAATTTATCCACGATGATAGTGCTTTTTTGGACAACTTTCCGTAAACTTTTTCGTTCTTATGTCTTGTTCTTGATTCGGGAGTGTCAATTCCAAGTAAACGAACCCGACCACAAAACCTTACATCAAATCCCAAATCAATAACTGCATCAAGTGTATCTCCATCAACAATCTTTTCTATTGCAGTTACGTTGTAAATAAATTCACATGGTTCTTCATTCTTATACTCAGCCACTTCATCCTTTCTCTATATTGCTACGACCAAATCCTCAATATCGCAACCACATGGATTATCTTCAGAACACTTGCATGGATCGCAAGTGCAGTTGGAACATTTACAATCTTCGTTTTCACACATCCTAGTCCTTCTTCTTATTTCGATTTCTTCTCCGTTCTACATCTTGTTTTCGTTTATCCTTGACAAGACGTTTAGCGAACCTTGCAATTACTTTTGATTTCTTTTTTACGATGTCCGAAATCTTACCACGTTCTGCATAAGAAAGTTCTGAGCGAGATTTCTTTTTGAGTTTTGGAAAGAACCTTTTGATAACCATATTGATTGCAGCCTTTCTTGCACGACTATCAAGTTTTCCTTTTGTCGCAGCTTTCTTCATAGAAATCTCTCTCTTACGAATAAACCCTGGGCGTTTTGCTTGAATCTTCATTCTCATTGCCATCTTTCTTCGTTGTGCAGGAGTAAGTGCTTCATAAAGTTCCATCTCAAAATCTTCGTATTCATCCATCTCTTCTTTTACACTACTTACACCCATACCTTTTGCAACAGCATCGTAAAGTTTCTTGCAATCTTTTTCTGATACACTTGCAGGGATTCCCATCTTAAAAACATCGTAGTTTCCATCTGCAACTGCGGCTCTCATCTTGGATGCAGACATGCCTTCTACACCTTCAGCATCTGGATCACGTTCTCCAGCAGAAATCACTTTGATTTCGTCAAACTGATATAATCCGTGTTTTGATTTTACTCCATTATATCTGTTCAGGAGAGTATTAAAATCTGAAACTCTATCACTTCCAACTACCATAACTGCTCTTGAGTATTTTTTCATATCGTGCAACTGAACGAGTGCTTCAAGTGCATTTCGTGCCTTTGACTTAACAAATGTCTGACGATGTTTTGGAAACATCAGTTTCATAAACATCATCTTTTGGTCATGACTCAAAGGGTTTTTCTTTTTGTCTTGTGAATGACTCATGAACGTATAAACGTGAGCAACGTTCACAAAATTCATACCTCTTTCTTTCTGAGCTGCATTCCCTAACACTTTGAGAAGTTTTTCATGACCGATTGTTGGGGGATTAAATCGACCAAACGTGAATACCGCCGATGCACCCTTTTGTTCTGTGATAAATTCTCTGTATGTTTTACTCATTTACTTATCCCACGCTTTCGCAGCATTAAAGTTAGCTCTTGAAAACTCAAGGCGGTCAACCAATTTGACAGCATCACCCATTCGGTCAATTGCAACAAAACCCTCTGGTGCAGTCACACGATATCCATTCTCTGTCCGTATGAAAGTATCCATTGCACCTTTTGCTTTTTCAAGTTTGCGTATCACCATATTCTTGGCATCCACCAACAAGTTCTGCATATCAAAGATGTTCTTGAAATTGACTCTGTTCTTGGTGATGTAAGAAATCAACTCGTTCTTGTTTTTTGTCTTAATCTCTTTGTTCTTTTCTGTCTTAATCTTATCAATGTCTTTCTGCAACTTAGCATTGATGTACTTAATCATCTCTCCTGTGTGTTTCGTTGTATTAGAAATCTTTTGTCCTTCTCTGACTTTGACGTTGTTGAATGTCTTTACCAAGATGAGAAGGTTGTTGTCATTCATCAGTTCATTCATAAATGTTGATTTCAGTTCACGAAACTTTTTACCAGCGGAAGATAGAACTTTTGTGATTGATGCAGTTTCCGCTTTGTTGAAATTGACTGTCCCAGAAGTGTCTCTGTAATCTGCATCTGTAAAATATACATCGTCCGTTTTTCTCAACCCACTTATATTAGCACCGAAAGTGGCACGCATATCTTCAAGTTTCTCTCCTGTGTAAGTGGTATGCCAGACAATACCCATTTTCGCTTTCTTGATTTTACTGGAACTTTCTTTTGGAACTGCGTATACGATTGTGTTGGGCTGGAAGGTGAGATACGATTTACCATCTATTGTCTCCGTAGACAAATCATCTTGAGTGAATAACATATCGCCTTGGAGAACATCTTTGATTCCTAATTTTGGTAAGTATTTAAGTGCAACTTTGAGTTTGGAATTAAGACCTGACGATGAATGATTTGCATCAATGTCTGCATTTGTATAGTTGACTTTAGGGTTTACATTAAACACACCCTTTGTTCCTACAAAGAACTTATCATTCTCTGGATTAATCCCTGCAAATATTGCAGGAGCACCATCCCATTTAACAGTCACATTGACACTAGACTTTGTGCTTCCTGCAAGCATATCTCTGAGAGAACGTAAGAAGTTGATTGCACCTCTTGTTCCATTGATACCATTATTCAGAACTTCATCTTCAAGGTGCTCAGTCACTCAAGGTGTAAGTTTTTACCTTCCTTTGCCTCTAGCAAAGAAAGACCTACACCTTGATATATCTCCTTTGTAAACTGTTTGAAAGTTAGCATTCAGTTATTTTCCATCCGTAATATTTGGATTTGTTGCTTACGGGCGGTTTATTCTTTATACTCTTCGTTGTGGAAAATGGTATAGAAAAATAATCAGAAATGTCTTTTATACAATCAAAAATCATGATATTTCCATTGGGAAGAGACAATTGAACCTTTTTAGCTCTTGGATTGTTTGCCCCATCAACAGGTGTTTTCCTACCCCAATTCCTATTTACACTTTTGGCGCCAATTTTTCTTTTTGTTTCATCCGTGTGTTTCTTGTTAAACATTGGATTGTGTTCACCATCAACAACTGTTTTTCTGCCCCAATTCCTAGCCATTTTCCTTTCACCCTCTGTCATGGAATTCCAATATTTTTTTAGATAGTTTGAATTACCACCTCTTCCCCCATCTATCAAATTATAAAACTCATCACGACTTACAGCATCAAATTTATCAATCCAATGCCTTTCAGCTTTTTCTAAATCTTGAATGGTAGAGCAAATTTCTAGTATCTCTCTTTTGAAATTTTCTTTCCCATATTTTTGAATTGCTTGTTTCAAAAGAATACCACTGCCTAAATATTCACTATCATCCCTACTGCACATTCCAATATATTTCTTGTCATTCAATAAATTTGTAGTAATATATACAAACAATGTTTATACCTCAGCAAGATACTCTGCGAATGTAATCATTCTTCTAATTTTAAGTTTTATAGGTAGGGATAACGATATAATTATTTATAAGATCACGAAACCTTGGGTCCGTCATCTTCTATATCTTTGACAACTTTCCTCAAAGCATATAAAAATTCATCTTGATTGGAATAGACGAAACCATGAGGTGCATCTGTAGTCTGGAAGGTAGCAAGATTTCCAAAATGATCTTCTATCACAAAATGGACTGTATTGCCTTTTGTATGCATTGGTTCTGTAATGCCAATGCAATGAAGATGCACACCCATTTCTGGATGTGCATAATAGCCACCTATTTTAATATTAAGTGCCTTTTTCTCGTCACGGAAGTCCGCTAGATTGACAACTTTTTTAGGATCTCCACTCTTTTTGCTCATTCTCTATCTGCCTAATCAGTCTAATTTCATCCTTCATTCGTTGTCGTTCTGCAGCTTCCCTTTTGAGTTTCTTTTTAAGAGAAGGTTTTATAAAATGAGATTTATCATTTACTGTCTTGATAATACCTTCATTTAGTACAGCAGACTTAAAACGAGACAAGGCTCGATTTATATTTTCATTTGGTTTTACACGAATAGATATCATAACAACTCCTTTTTAAACAATGTTTTAATGATTTATAAGACCAGTATATCAAAATGATATACATTTGTCAAGTTAAAATCGTGATACAAACCTTGTAATATGTTGAGTAAAAGGTAGGAGTAAAACTGCCATGAAAAGATTCACACCAGTATGAACCATTGCGATATGTTTTGTAATACCTGTCGGTATACCATCAGAAACCAATATTCCGGCCAACCAAATAGTTCCTGTGGTTCCAATGTTTGCACCAAGAACTGCACCAATTGCAGCGGGTAAAGGCAATGCACCACTAGCAACCAGACCAATGATTGCAGTAGTGGAAAGAGAACTGGATTGCCAGAGAAGTGTCATGATAATACCACCGAAAAACATATAGATTGGGTTTCCAAGAAACCATTGAAGATGGTCTATGTTTCCCATTGACTTTAGGCCACCCGAAAATAGTTTCAGACCAATGTAAAATATGACCAAACCAGCCAATGTCGTAATAACAGGATTATTAAACTCCATCTTCTGCACTTTCTTTATGAGTTTTGCTTTCTTTGATACTTTCATACAAATATATATTTTTTAAATATTCAGAAAGCATTAGATTTCTATTATTTTCTAAATATAAAAGAAATCCCTCATGTTAGAAAAACAACAATACGACCATGAATTTTATTTCAAATATGATTTTGTTTGTTGTTATGAATGTGATGAAATATTTGTTGATATTCAAAAATTAGAAGAACATATAGAGGAACACTTGAGGAAGGAACAATGTTTGAAGTAGCGTTATTGTTATTAAATGTGTATGTACTTGTTTTAATAATAACGAATTAAATATAAAAAAAGAGTGCAAGTTTCCATACATCAATTTAAAATTGATTTACCTTTGTACGAAAATCTAAGCGACTGACTAATTCCGCCGGGTGAGATGGTGCAAAGTAGTCAGCTTCACGACTCCCACTCACAACACTCTTATTTCTTCAAACAGGATTTACTAGAATTTGTTGTTGGAATTTTAACATCTCCTTCATTTGTTTCTGTATGCCAATTTGAGAACAACCATAAGAAATATTCCAAATTTGTTGTTTCACTTCAGGAGAAACCATTTTTGCATTATCATTTTGTACTTTAGTTTGAAATTCTTCTAAAGTATAATGTTTCTCAAATTCATTTATGATACACTCGCATACTCCATACAGAATATGTGGCAAAAATCTCTGTCTCATATTTGGGTCATAAGACAGTTTTGCAAAATAAACTGAAATCCAAAAATGTTTGTTTTTTTCATCCCACGGCTCAAGAATTTGTGACCTAACTTCTAATGTGGGAGTATCATTTATAACTTTGGTTTCTTTCGTAGTACAACTGAAACCAATCATCAGTGACATAACGAACATCATTACATAGAGTAACTTTTTCATGCTCGTAATTTCTTCTTGGAAAGGGAGAGTAAGTAGTCTCTCCCTTACTCTCAAACTATGATAAAATTATTTTCTGGAATAGATACCCCATAGTACCCATACGGCAACTAATCCAACTAACCCTTCACTTCCGAATTGTTTTACTAGTGCAACTACCGAACCTACAATGTCCAATCCTAAGAATGGAACAACTGCACCAAAGATGACTTGTAAAACCACACCTAATGCTATGATTGCAAGCCCTAGTTCTGTGAGTTGGCGAATCCAACCCAACACTTTGTCTACCATATAATACCTCCATGATAGTTAAAGAATGTAGTTATATTTATGTATAATGTTACTTCTATTTTAGACATCAAAACACCTCTTCCTCATCATTCCCGGCCCAAGTCTCTGAACGAAACCATTCTTGTGCTTCGATTAAACTTCGACACACTTGATTGTCCCAATGTCTGCCTGATTGCCAATTTAGGAGAATAAAATTCTTTCCAAACACCCTAACTTCACCATCCATTCTTGCAGAAATTCCAAAAGTAAAACCCTCATAAGATTTGCCCTTCTTGGATTTTCCTTGAGTATCAACTCCTGCTGTTGGAGAAGTCATCTTTCCGTTTTCGTGTGCTACGTTACGAAGAGATTCTATTATTTTTTGAGAAATTTCTTTATTATCTGACATATTACCTCAAACCGCTCCAGTTCCAATCTTCACTATTGAATAAATCTTCTTGTCTCTGATCATACATTCTTTCTATAGCCTCTTCTACCTTACGTTCATCAATTACATGATCTTCGCAAGTTTCAGGCAGACGAGAACGTTTCTCCGATTTTTTGTTCTTTTCCATACGCCTTTGTTTGTTCTAATTGTTTACTATTGGACCGCAACCTGTCTCTCAGATTGCTCAATTTTTTACTCACCTGTTTCTTATGACTTTCTCGTTTGTCATAAAGATTGTCCACGATTTCTTGCTTCTTTTGTTTCTCAACAGAACCCTTGTTTTCAAGAATAGTGACTCTATTAAGATAAGTCAATTGACAACCATCATAAGAACTTATTCTATGGTCTGCGATGGTTGCCGTGAGTTTGACACAATCACCTTCGTCAAATGACTCTCCCCTATAATTATAAAACATCGCTTTTAAACCTTCACGATTTTCTAGGATGTGAAGAGTATATTCTGGCCGTTGCACACGTTTCAGAAGTTTCAGGAACAACTCTGTTTTTGTCTTCATTGGTCCCATATATCCTGACATCATTCCTCTAATAATTCTTGTTCTTCACCATCTTCTTGTGCCATCATGAGAAACATCATATCCTCGTTCTCATTTTGTGCAATCATTTCTTCGGTCAAAGTAAAAGAAATTTCTTCATCCGATTCAAAATAACTTCTTGCAAATTTTGCAACATCTTCAACAGTCGCCTTTTTCATAACACTACCTCATTATCTATGATTTCAAATTCCATATGTTCGTCTTCTGGAACATCCAACCAACGCCAGTTCTCTCGGCGTTCATCATTCAAAGGAACCACACAAATCTTGGTTGAAAGAATTGAACTCTCACCACCATCAACTGTAATGATTTCCCAGAACTCACCATTCTCATGAACACGATTCTTACCATGACGAGTTTTGCCCGTCAACCGAACCACATCACCAACAAAAAAAGAATTAGGTTTCATAATCAATCTCAATAAAAGGTTATCATCAAATCACTTAACTCACAGTTATATAATACCAAAGTATAACTTCAATGTCAAGTTTTTTCAAATCCACTTTTTATCTCAACCTTTTCGGCTGCACCACAATGAGGGCAGTAATAATCAATATGTTCTGGAAGAGAATTGTATTCAATACTTCCAGTCAAACAATAAGGAGTGGAGGCATAACTCCACCAATTCTCACAAGTCCCACAATTGAAATGAAACAGTAATTCAACTGTATATTGATGTTTTTTATTCTTCATACCATTGTTCCCCTAGTACGATTTGTGCGGCCTCTTCATTGATACCACCATGTTTTTCTATAACGGCATCAATTACTTCAACTGGCACATAACCATAAACAGTTTCACACAATCTAGGATCATCATCACCCTCAATTTCCCAATCCTCTGCATACTCTGCAATTAGAGGTTCGGGTGCAGAAGGAAATCCTATTTCCATAGAATCATATTCTCCTTCATAAATGACATCTTTGGGATTTGAATATGCAGAAAAATTTGCTTGAACTGACATAATAAATCCATCTTTACATACAACATGAGGCGTTTGGGCCATAAGAAAAATTCCACTTTCATAATATCCTTCCAAAGCCTTTCTTTCATAAGCCTTAACAACACGATACTTTTTGATATATTCATTAATTTTCATTCAAATCTCCTTTTGGAATTACCATATATGCTCCCTTATTGTATGCCACAGACACAGTAAAATCTTTTGGCATCTTGACTTCTTTATTCAATCCACCAGATTCCACTTGTCCCATACTCATCATTCGTTTCTCAAAGTCATCTGGAATATCTTCCAGTTCTGACCTTCTACGATATAGAGTATCGTCAATATCAATAGAACCTTTTTTCCTACCAACAATCGGATTCTTTACATCATCCTCTGCCGGTTCAAAGAAACAACCAGACGCTACCATATGTCGTTTAGGCATAAGCAAGTTCCTTTTCAATTGCTTTCAATACACGTTTTGAGCCACCACTCTTCTTCATCTCAAATATACCAGACTTGAGGGCACCTATGGCTCCAACTCCACCACCATCAGTTCCCCAAACCGAGCCGGGTTCAGTTGATGGCAACAAACTAAGTACCTCATAGTACTCCATATCACACTCTACAAAATCGCTCATATTACCAACAGTAAAATGTTTAGTAATACAAAGAACACCACCTTTGACATCAACCGACCAATTCAACTTCTCAGCAGTTTCCAGAAGTTTGACTGCTTTCACTTTTGCTGCACTCATAACAAATCTCCAAAAGAGGGTTAATTATAATGCCATTTCTCCACGATCAATGGCATCAATAACTCTTGCACGAATTCGAGCTATTGATATTGGGAATCCCTGTCGTTTCATTGACGCTGCAATCTCCGCAACTCTAGCATCCAAACGAGCTCGTTTTTCTATTGCAATATCTCTTGCAATACTTTCTGCAATTTCTAAACTTTCCATAACAATCTCCTTATTAGAGTGAAGTATACATTCCAGTATGGGACTCAAAGATACGAACTAACATATCATTATAAACATTATCATAACCTTTCATTGACTTCATCTCGCCCATCTTTGTGACTTTTGCGAAAGTGATGTCATAAAGGTCTAATTCATTCAGAACTATTTCCATATAATTTGCATTGGTCTTGTTACGACCAATCCTCATGGCGATTCCATTCTCAAGAGATACCATATTTTTGGCACCTGTCATAACACGGAACTTGTTTCCACCAAGTTGTCTGTAAATTTCATTCGCTACGTGACTCATATCAAATCTCCAAAGGGGTTATCTCAATCTCACTCACTTATACTATATCAAAAAATTCATTGAATGTCAAATTATTTTTTGGAGTGTCGAGTCGGAATCGAACCGACCTAAATGGTTTTGCAGACCATTGCCTAACCACTCGGCCATCGACACGTTAGTAGATGAATGTGGGAAGAATCACTCCTGTAATTGCAAAGAGCAATTCAGTAATAATCAAATACCAGATGAAACTGGTTGCAAGAAAATCAAGTAATCTTCCAATTGTTACCATGATACCTTTTTACGACAAAGTTTTTTAGAAAGACGCTTTTTGTCACAACCTTTTCGTTTGGTTGCAAAACGCTTTCTGCGAAGCAAAGCGTCTAGTGTTTCTAATCTCATGATGAAAATCCTTTTTTGATTAGGTCAATCTTTTCATGAAGGGTCAGAGGTTCATTATCTTCCAGAATAGTATCAAGGTCAGCGCCAGAATCAATCAGTTTAATTTTGTGAACCAATTCCCATTTCTTTTTGCGTTCGGCATCAAGGTCAGCTTCAAGAATCTCAATTCTTGTTGCGGCACTCTCAAGGTCTTTCATTGCGGTTTCTCTCATACTCTCTCTAAAACCTCTGGTGTATTCTGAATCAGTAGTCCATTCTTTCATATTATTCTCCAAATTATTTTTCCTCATAGTGATGCATAATCAGTTCTTCATCTTTGTAGAAACCATTCTCAAGAATACGCATGGCGAGATCCCTCGCCCAATCAAGTCCCTCATCCATAGTCGCAAAAGATTTACGATGATGAAAAGAACCAACGTATCTTCCTTTTTTTGTTTTTACTTCTGATACCCACATATTCAATCTCCGAAAAGGATTATTATCATCAACTCACATTTATATAATACCAATTTTTCTATCGGATGTCAAGTTTTTTTCTAAAAACTAGAAGTTCTTCGTGTATCCTGACTGTCTTTCTGTTGTTCCAGAGTTTCAATCTGGAAGGAGCCGTTCCCATTGGTTTCTTAATTATGACCTTATCGTATAAACTCAAACCAGAATCTTCTCCACACCGAATCATATCCGAAACAAAGGGAACCAAACGATTTATCAACTTACGACCCTCAGAATAATCTCTGAAGTCAGCAACTACAAAACAACAATAAGATTCACTATGCATTAGAGATGAACACTTTGAGTAAACTTTACTCATCTCTGTGAAGAAATCAGAATAGTTTGAAATAGAGCTTAGGTCATTGTCCTGTTCAGAATATGTTTCCAGATTCCAATATGGTGGACAAGTAAAAACCAAATCAAACTTTTGTTCTGTCTCAAACTCTCTACAATCAATATTCAATACCCTAACATCACTTTCCTCAAACAGAGAATTGGTATTCAGTATCTCGTCAATCTTGTCACACTCATCTTTTCTCACTTCACACCCAACATAGTTATAGTCCAATAACTTTGCCATGTAAGGACGAACTACAGAACTAAATGGGTCAAAGATAGTTCCATTCTTTGGACAATAGGATGAATAAATTATCTTGCAAAGTTTCGGATTGAAGTAACTTGTAGTTGCAGTATAGGTTGTATTCTCACCAGCCCCACCAAAACTCTTGAGAGTATTTTCTCTAGTGGATTCACCTTGCCTTTCTTTAAGGTGCTTTAGAATGGGGTTTGAATATTTTGGGTCTTCACTTTCCCAAATAGAATATGGAACCACTCCATAAGTAGATTTGAAATCTACTCTTTCATAATTTTCACTCATCTTATTCCATACGCTCGTGCAAGAGTTCCGTAGTCCTTGTATCCTAATCTGGACCATTTAGCAAAACCTTCTCTGCCCAACTCCCAGAACACTCTGCGATTGACAGCAAACTCTATTCTGTTTACCTCTGCAATATGTTCTGCACTTGGTTGAAGTTTGGGTTTGACTTTGGCACCTTTCTTTCTCAAAACATTCAGACGCCAGAAGAATTGTTTTGTAGATTTAAATTTCATCATATCAACCTACCCAATGAGATTGGTGTACAGATTCGATACCATCATAATCATCAATGTGCCAACCATGAACCTCAACCACTTCGTCTGGCACAATAACAACTCTGAGTTCTGCGTGTTTACCCGATGCCTTTTTCACACCAAGTTCCTCTACAACTGAAACCAAACGTTTATCCATACGATACGCCTCATAATTCTCATCCTCAATTCCGAAATCATCATTGTCTACATATCCATAATCTAATTCTGAATCAAGTTCCAAACCATGTTTGTCAATCAACATTTGAATAGCTTCTTCTGATAATCCAAACCCACCATAACATGAATTTAAAACCACTTTGTAACCTTTTTTTGACTTTTTCATAATATATCTCCTTTGTCAACTGAAAAAAGCATTTTTTAATTATTTTCCCACACATCATTTCCATCAGTATTCAAATCAAATAATGGAAATTTATTTTGTATTAATTCTAGGGACTCATCTGAAATATCACTCGTTATACATTTACGATTTTCACCACATTCAATTGTCGCAGATAAAGTTGTACCTGCTCCTGCAAATGGGTCAAACATTATTCCACCAACTGGACAACTTGTTTGTATTATTCGTTTAAGAAGATTAATTGGTTTTTGAGTAGGATAATTTCTACCTTCTCTTCTTGTGACAGGATGAATATCATCCCAAAAATTTTGTATTGGAACCCCTTTACTATCTGAAGCATACAATTTTTTATAGGGTTTATTTTTACCATAATGTATCAAACCTCTATCATGTAAATCCTGTATTTTTTCTTTATTAACTCTCCATCCATAAACAGGAGTTACACCATTAAACTCAAACATATGTCCCACTCTACTTTTTTCTCCTGTAATTGGAGCTAGAGCATAATTTCCAACCTCATCTGTATTATTAAAACTGTTTTTGCCATATTTTGAATCTAATGGTTTATATTCTACAGAAAAATATGGATTCCCTTTACGAAAAACCAATATACTATCTGTGATATTTCCCCATCCATTTTTTATATTATTATGTGGATGACTTCTTTTCCAAGATATATTAGTATAATAATTCTTAACGATATCTAATTTTGAAAGAACTAATGCATTACTGATGTGGTTATTATGGCAATACAACCAACCATCTTTTTTAAGGTTATCCCAACACCCATGAATTATTCCTGCGTACCATTCTATGAATTCTTCAAAAGAAACCCAATTATCTGAAAACGATTTATCAGAACCATCAGATTCTTTCATGGAAAAATCTTTTTGTAACCCAAATGGTGGGTCAATATAGATACAATCTACATCTACAGATAATTTATCCATAGTTTTCGCATCTCTTTTCAATACATAAAAATCAGATTTCAATTACTGATACCCCCATTGTGGTTAATAAATTTTTAATACTGTCCTGTTGAAATTTCAAAACAAATTGACTAGAGTTATTAGAACCACCCGCATTTAAAAGTGCAGTAGCTCCATTATTAGTGTGGACTCTAATTCTCAAACCGACACTGACCTTTTCTTTACCTTTGGAGAAGATAATGCGCCCAGAAGAACCACCAACCTTAACAAGAATTGATGCAGTAAAACCATTTTCAATTAATTTGACTACAGGGTGTCTCATGAAAGGAAATGTATATCTTTTATTTTCTTTACCATCTGTTATAAACTCTTCCATTTCTTTGTTAGGTTCGATGAGATATTGATTAATTAAACCAATAATATCATCTGATGATAAACTATTAAGAAATTCATAACTTGCTTTCTTAATTCGTGGTCTATAACTTTCTACCAATTTCTTTCTTTCTTCCATAGGTAATTTTCTATCTTCTCTGACACTATCCAATAAAACCCTAATTTCTTTTACACTCTCATTTCTATTCTCTAACAAAATATGAATTAGTCTTGATGTATTTGTGTAATCAAAAGAACCAGACAAACCATTCTTTTTTTGTTTATCGGATATGTTTATCACTTTTCCGTCATTACATTTAATGATATTGTCTGCTTTATTTGTTGTTCCACCTTTACTTAGAACAACATATTTACCTTCTTTCACATCTCCATATATTAAATGAGCATGACCTTGTAAATATTCTTTGGTATTGTATTCGTTTTTTATTGCATTGTGATGATTTCTGCCGTCACTAGGAAAACTCATATTTACCTTTCGTTAAGGTTTCTCTCACAAGGAAAATGTTTTTGTATAGAATCTTTTCTCATAATCATCAACTCCTTTTATCGTATTCTGGATATTGGTAATAAAAAGAATTCTTTCTCAACTTCTGTGATTTCTTGGTGAATCTACATCCACATTCACAATGTCCTTCCAGTTCAAAACCTCTGGTGTGAACCAGATAAGATTTTCGTGATTTGACATCTTGACGATGAACTTTTCCATCTTTCCGAATTCTCATCGGTTCTTTCCAGAAAGAATCAAGATAGTCATACCCCCATTCAACACTCAGACCTTCTTCACCATATCTCTTTGGAAAATGAGAATCGGCCACACCTTTCAGTTGAGATGCAAACCTTTCACCATATTCCTCAAAGGCTTCTCTGAGAATTACTGAAGGACTTTCTATCACAAAGACATCTTCTTCATCGTAGGGGTAGTAACCAATGTCAGGATCGGTTGCATACCTCATCCGATCAACATATTCAATTTTTTCCATCATAACCACTCCTTTTTAAAAGAAATTATTTCATTGATCTGTATCCATGACAGATCATCCATTTCATTCCAGTTTTCTAATAACAACTCTTCAAGAGTTGAGATTGACAGTTCCCACCACATTTTGAGAACTAATGCATCACCAATTTTGTTAGTGGTATCATTCCAATCAAACATAATGTTCCTTTCGTTAGGATTGAAGAAAAGTAATTTTGAGTTTCGATCAATTAATGTGAAATACTTTCATTACATGAAAGTTTTGTGTATTTCTTTCTCTCACTGGGCGGTCGTGCTGGTCCCCCACCCCCCACTGACGGAGGGGCTCCGATCATCAAAAATCTTTTCTCTCTCTCTTAACCTCACAAGAACACTATAACAAATTTTTCTATGAATGTCAAAATATTTTCAAGTTTTTTAGGTGGTCACAATTTGTGACCACTAGTGTTAGGAAGTTAAATCATATTCAGACCAATAATGTTTCTTCTCTCTTGAATAAACATTATGTTTTTTGATTTTCCATTTCTCTATCACAGGTTCTCCATAATCATCCTCATCAAGAAGAATATAGGCTACAGTTTTTAGAACCTTTGCCATACGAAAACCTCTATCCATTTTCCATGGAGAAGTTACCCAGACACGATGAACATACTCATCTCTCAGCCCATAATCAGCATAAGTTCCCCAATCCTCTTCCTTACCTTCAGAGTATTCAAAGAATTTACCAGTTTCTTTGGACTCAAAGGAACCAATAATCGAACTGTCTCCTACATTGAAGTATGTTGAACTGTCTGCAAATGCCATATCAAATCTCCGAAAAGAGGGTTATTGTTGTCTCTATCACTCACTTATACTATATCAAATTATCAAAGGAATGTCAAATATTTTCACTAAAAAAGATTTCGTCATCTTCTTCTTCGTCATCTTCATCATCTTCATCGTATTCTTCATCTTCTGCCTCAGGCATCACTGGATCATCTTCAAATTCCCACCCTATAATGAATTCATCTGTCTCTTCCATCATATCATCACGCAAAACAAATGGATCACACAAAACGTGCCATACACGAAAATCACCAGTAGAAAAATACTTGTAATTGTCTCGCTCATGGCGAACAGGTGGACCAACCAGAACCTTGTGGTTCTTTGCCAACTTATCATAGTGTGGATGTCTCAAATTACTCCTTCTTCTTGAAGTTGTTTATAACGAAATAGAAAAGCAAACATATGCCCTTCTTCTTCACCACGAGCCTCTTTCTCAAAAGGCAAGTCAAAGTAAGATTGCAAATCCTCTGGTGAAAATCTCTCACCTTTCCAGATTGCATAACCAGATTCTTCTGTTCTCAAATCACCAACAATATATTGTTTTACGTGAACGAGTTCGTGTGCAAGAATTTGCATCAACTTTGTCACTCGTTCATCATCTGGAAATACTCTGTCCCATGCATCTTTGACTATGCGATAGGGATCAATGATAACATCAAATTTATCCAGAGAAACTTTATCACGTACAACCGCTTCTCCTTCAGAATGATGATGTTTGAAACGTACTCGCAAGTCAAGTTTCTCACGAGCATCTTTACCAATCAATCGATCAAGTGCAATCACTGACATAACAACCGCAGCGGTTGACCACGAATCGGGAATTGACTTGCCTGTAACTTTGAATTTTTTCATTACGAATGATCTCCTTTGATAACATCGTTATTACATTTATAGTATAAAGGGTAAAAAGGAGAATGTCAAGTTTTTTTCTTACTCTTCGTCCGCTGGTGCAATGACAAGTGTTCCTGCTTCTACTTGTCGTAGGATTTCATCATAATGTCTGTTGCCTTTTGCTATAGGAACATGCATTTCTATACCATTTATAGTAGCTTTTATTGTTGATCTATTTTCATATTGTGCTACTATGATATTCATTTCTTCCATTTTATAATTCTGCATCAAAAATTGCATCTCCAAGGCCCCGTTAATAATATGATTGTGATTGCTGCCCAGAGATGCATCACCAACTTGAATGTTTGCTCGGTCTAATGCTCGTGTCATAATAAAACTATTTATGATGGACGAACATTATTATTGTTGTCATAATAATTATCAGTCAACCCAGCAAGAATACCAATCATGATTGCATCAAAGAGAATATTTTGCCCAGTCATTCCCAAGAGATAAAGGTAAGGTATACCAAAAAGGTAACGTAACTTGATCATGATTATTTCACTTCCTCATCTTCCTCATTTGCTAGAATTTCTTGCCAGGTTTGTCGCTTCGGAATCAAGTCAGACCATTTCCGCAACTTCTGTCTCTTTGAATCAATTCCTTCAAGAATATCGCCGTGTTTCACCAGACCATGTTCTTCCATTAGATCCACCATGCACATTACGTCTGCGACTTCACTGGTAAGATTTTGTCTAGTTTCGGCACTTATTTCGCCTTCTGTGTTTCGTTTGCGTAATAACTTGGAACAAACTTGTGTCAACTCTGCACATTCTTCCATCGTAATAATCATCAGTTCAGTAATTTTATCCATCAAAAAACTTTCTCGTTAATATCATTCAAATTTCAAGTTTCAACAAGTTCCACATCACATTTTGCAACCCCAGCGTGTGGTGCAACAAAAATGTCACACTCAACCGGCTGCAGAACTTGCGTTGGTTGCAGTTTTTGTTCTTCGTTAGGCACCTCTTCTTCCCATTCTTTGTTACAGTAATTGCATCGGTAATTATACGTAGGTGACATTTTGTTCCTTGCTAAGTAAAAGTTAAAGTTGAAGTTGATGTTGTCAGTTTTTTCACCAAGGTTCTAGCCTTCCAAGGGTTGAAGCACACTGACCCCAGAGACAAATGATTTGCGCCTGCTGCAAGATAATCGCTAGCCGCACCGATCCCATTCACCCCACCGCCCGCAATCAACTCCAGGCCATCTCCCCATTCGCTCCGAATGAACTTTAGGTGGTTCAAGACATAGGAACGCAACACTTCACCCGAAAGGCCGCCTCTCAAAACTGGCAACGAATTGCAGAGGTGGAGTTGGGTAAACCCCACTTCCTCAATCAAAAACCCCAACTGTTCTGGTGTAATC